ATTGACAAAGATATGGCACAATCATTTGAAGGTCAAACAACTCTGAATGAGATAGTTGCAAAGTTTATTGAAATCAATACTTTAAGTAAGGTGTGAACTGTGAAAGGGATTTCACACCTGATAAAATAGAAAATTAAAAGACATTAAAAAAACTATTTTTTTCTCCAGGTGTGAAATTTTCACACTAAGGCTCTGAAAGCCTTATAAACATTAGAAAATAGGTGTGAAATTAGGTGTGAAATTAGGTGTGAAATTTAGTGTGAATTTCACAGTAAACTAGAAAAATAAAAAAAATGAATCAAGAATCAAATTATTGTTATATTTGCAACATGCCACCACAAATTAATCAAGATATTTTTTGCCCTGTCATTGAAGGATCAGCTGTGGTGGCACCTGGATATGGTGGGGCATTCCTATTTGATAAACCATGCTAATACCATTAACACATGCCAAGAAACTTATTGACATTGGATATTCTCTCATTGTCTCTGATGATCTAAAAAGACCAATTGGATCCTGGAAAGAATGTCAAGAAAAGGCATTCACCAAGGAACAATTTGAACAGAAATACTATTCTGACAAGGCTAATTATGTTGGCTTTCTGACTGGATACAATGAGATTGAGGTCATTGATGTGGATCTCAAAGTATTCGCAACTCTCAAAGAGCAGAATGATTTCTGGAATGAATTCCTCCAGTTACTCAAAGACAACATTGATGACTTTGATCTCAAGTTCACAATTTACAAGACAATCAATCAGGGATATCATATCCTATACAAGACCAAGAATGTGCAAGGCAACACCAAGATTGCAAGACTCAAGGACCATTCAGAGGCTGTGATTGAATCAAGAGGAAAGGGAGGATATTGTGTTGTGTACACTAACAACATCACAGAGCTCACATACTTGGATGTCAAGCATATCTCAGACAAGGACAGAGAAATACTCTGGACAATTTGCAAGATGTACAACTGGACTGGTGATGAAGAGGTGAAAGAGGAAGTAACTGAGCAATATGAAAGCACATTAACACCTTGGCAAGATTACAATGAGAGGGTGTCAATATGGGATATCATCTCTGATGATTTCACAATTGTCTCAAAGACTCATGACAAAGATATCATCAAGAGAAATGGAGGAACATCTCCTCATTCTGGATATATTTACAGGAACACTGGATGCATGTATCTATTCTCAACAGGCACAATATATCCTCATGAGCAGTTGATCACACCATTCAAGGCATACACATTTAAATGTCATAACGGTGATTTCACAGCATCAGCAAGAGAGATATATGCTCAAGGATATGGAGCCAGGAAAGAGAAAAAAATTAAGATACAACCTATTGAGCTCAAGACTAATGTTCAAAGAGTGCAATTTCCTATTGATATTTTTAGCGAGGAGATCCAGCAATACATAATCCAAAGCTCTCAGACTCTTGGACTCTCCATTGATTACATGGGCTGTGCATTCCTTTGGTCCATGTCAGTTTGTATTGGTAACTCATTCATTGTTGAAATCAAACCAGGATGGAGAGAGACAGCAACATTGTGGCTTGCTGTTGTCGGAAAGCCAGGAATCGGTAAGACACCAAGCTTAAATCAGATTATCTTTCCATTGCAGAAATTGAATATAAGAAAGCAAAAGGAATTTCAGAAAGAATATGCCAAATATGTTGAGTATGACAGGCTTGATAAGGATGCCAAGAAATATGCTGAGGAGATAAAAAAGCCAAGATCAGAACAGTTCATTGTTGGTGATATCACACTGGAGGCATTGATTGACTTGCATGAAACCAATCCAAATTGCATTGGAGTATTCAAGGATGAGCTTGCTGGATGGTCTAAAGACATGAACAAGTACAGAGCTGGATCAGATCTTGAATTCTGGTTGTCATCCTGGAATGGTCAGAGCATATCTCTGAACAGAAAAACATCCAAGAGTGCATTTGTTGACAAGCCATTCATTCCTGTCATTGGAGGTATTCAACCAGATATCTTTGAGCAATTTGCAACAGGAGTGAACAAGGAGAATGGATTCATTGACAGGATGCTGATAAGCTATCCAGAGCTATCTGTTGAGAAATATAACACCAATGTTCTTGATTATGAATTGATGTCATGGTATGAGAATTTTATGATCAGACTCAAGGAATCAATTGCCAAGAACTTTTTTAGAACTGATGAGAAAGGTGAGATCATTCCTCATGTCACAAGATTCTCTCATGAGGCCAATGAGCAATGGATCAGAATACATGACAAGATATCTGAGATGCAGAATTCAGATGATGAAAATGAATATATGAAATCAATGTTGCCAAAACAAAAGAGCTACATTCCAAGATTCGCAATGATATTGAATATTCTTATAAGCTCAGAGGATGGATCAGATGCCTTGTCAATATGTGAGGAGGCGATATTGAGAGCTGAGAGGCTAAGTGATTACTTTGTCAATATGAGTAAACTTGTCAAGCAAGATGCTCAAGAGAAGGCAGATCTAAGGAAATTGGCAAGTCATGGCACAAATAAATATGAGCAATTCCTGGCAATGTATCAATCAGATCCTGAACTGAACAGAACAACAGCATCAGAGATTCTCCAGGTGAGCAGAAGGACAGTGATAAATTGGATAACTAAAATAGAGAAAAAATGAAACAGACAGCAGTAGAATGGTTGGTTGATAAATTAGAAATATTTGCAACTGAACAAGAAATGAATATTATTGAACAAGCCAAAGTAATGGAGAAGGAGCAGATAGAAAATGCGTATGTATATGGTGCTGCTTATGGAATTGATGTGCCAAATAATTTAATTCCTAACACATACTACAACGAAACCTTTAAATCAGAGTAACACCAAAGCAGGTGAAGTTTTAATTTCACTTGCTGACTGTTATCCGCAGTTTTAATTGCGGAAGTTATTAACCTTTAAATCAGAATAGAATGAGCAGTGAAGATATTGGATTTTGTATTGTTTATGGAGCAATTAGTGTTTCAGGATTTTGTATAGCAATTCACTATTGGTATTACCAATTATTTAAAAAAAGAAATAAAAACCTTTAAATCAGAATAAGATGAAATAGTCAGGTGGCGGAATGGTAGACGCTGAGTAGGAATGAGTAGACCCGTAAGGGCGTAAACATTTCGATTGCGGATAGCGCACTCAAAAAACAATTAAAAGGTTCCGATACGAGGGCGCATACAGGTTCGAATCCTGTCCTGACTATTTTTTTTATTAACCTTTAAATCAGAATAAGATGGAAAAAAAATACTTTATTATTGAGGTCGGAGAGGATATGCATGAGACAATTCTCTTTGATATTATGGATAAGCTAAAAGAGGAAGGTCACTACTTTGTAGCTAATTGCACAACAAATGCAAATCAATTTGATGTCAAGAGAGTGACAGAGGATGAATTCAATAAATTCACTGATTATGAACAAAGCCAACAGAGATAAACTCAAGGCCCTTGAGCTTGAGCAACTGAAAGAGAGATATCCATCCATGAGAGAGGAGATGATTCCATTGACTGACTGGAAAGATAATTCAGCCAACAACCTGACCAAGTGCATTATCTTTTGGATCAAGGCAATGTCAGGACAAGCTGAGAGAATCTCCAATCAAGGGCAATACAGAGCTGGCAACAAGATACAAGTTGGTGATACATTCAAGCAACTCCCTGGCAAGTGGACTCCAGGAACAGGCACCAAGGGCACAGCTGATATCTCAGCAACCATCAGAGGCCGATCAGTTAAGATTGAGGTGAAATATGGCTCAGACAGGCAATCAGATGCTCAGAAAGCATATCAACAAGATGTTGAGAGAGCTGGAGGAACATATTACATTGCAAAAGATTTTGACTCTTTTGTACTTTGGTATGAAAGTTTTTCATTACATTTGTAAAAATTAATAACATCATATATGGAAAATCAATTAAATTTTGACATCCCATCAACATCAGAGAAGTTGAGGGCAAAGAAAGCTGATCCAGTTACTGGAATCAGTTTGTACAGCAAGCTCCACAGAGCAAAGCTGAGCATTGGAAAGGTTGTTAAGAATGCAACGAATCCACATTTCAAGAAATCATATGCAGATATCAATGCTCTCCTGGAGACTGTTGAGCCAATCTTGCATGAGAATGGCCTGTTGTTATTGCAACCAATCCATGACACAGTGCTTGTGACTCAGATTATTGACATTGATTCTGGTCAGATGATTGAATCATGGTTGTCATTGCCATTGATTACAGATCCACAAAAGATGATCAGTGCAACAACTTACTATCGGAGGGCAACATTACAGGCAATCCTGGCATTGCAAGCTGTGGATGATGATGGCAAAGAGGTGTCAAATAGCAAGAAAGAGCTGCCATCAATAACTGATGAGAGATTCTCAAGTGCTCTTGCTGCCATTAAAAAAGGCACATACACTGTTGAGTCATTGAAAGAAACGTACAAACTAACACCAGAACAGGAGGCACAGTTATGATATTTAGATGTTCATCATTACCAAAGCTCATGACTAATCCAAGGAAAAAGTCTGAGAGTTTATCAGAGACAGCCAAGAGTTTATCAGAGACAGCCAAGAGCTACATCAAGCAATTGGCAAAAGAGAATTTCTATGGATATACCAGCAAGGTTGAGACCAAGCAAATGAGAAAGGGCACAGAGTATGAAATGGAATCCATTGCTCTGGTCAATTCAGTTTGGTTTGGTAGCAACTTTGTCAAGAATCAATTGAGAGAGAATCAAGGATATCTCTCAGGACATCCAGATATCATCACTGATGATTCCATCATTGACATCAAAACATCCTGGAGCCTTGAGACCTTTCCAGCCTTGCCAGAGGATGCTGATTCCTATGAATGGCAAGTGAGAGGATATATGCACCTGTTCAACAAGCCAAGAGCATTTGTGATCTTTTGCATGATTGACACAGATGATGAGCTCTTGAGTGACTGGGACAATAGAGATATTCACAAGGTATCTCATATTGATCCAACCAAGAGAATCACTGTGGTACAATATGAGAGAGATGAGATGAAGGAGGAGTTGATGCTCTCCAGATTGAGAGATGCATCAGAGTTTTATTCACAATATATGCAACAATTAAATAATAAATAAATGACAAACTACACACAGCTCAGAGAGCATTGTAAAGATATGAGCATGGATGAGCTTGTATCATGGATTCAAGAGACTCCAGGACATTATCAGAATCTCACATCACTATGGTCATACATTCATGATCAAGTTGATAATATCCAAGATTACAGAGGAGCAGCACATCACAGAGAAATATGGTCAAGCATTTACAAATTTCTTGACTTAGATCTCAAAGGAAAGAAAGTTCTGGACCTTGGACCAGGAAGTGCTGA